GTGTGAGCAGCAAGGTCTGCCTGATTCGCTTTATTTGTTGTTTGGTTGCCAATAATCGCTTCAAGACCGTCAATGTCTGCAACCTTGTGACGATGGGTTGCGTCAGCTTTGTTTTCCCAACGCTGCGCATCCTCTGCTCCAATGATATCCCTTGATCTCCAAGTTTTAACCATCTGTTAGCACCTCCAATTTATACTTGAACCGTGTCGTTGTTTCAATCGGAACGTACACTTCTATCACTGATAGAACAATGTCTGACGCATCTAACAACTCCACTTTCGTAACCTCTCTTACCGAATCGGGTATTAAAAACTCTACAAAAACAAATTGCCTATCCCGTCTTTTTTGGATTGAGACAACTTGATTGCTATTTAATCTAGCTTTGCTTATTTTAGCTAATACAGTATCAGTAATCGAGGTAAATAATGTTTCTTTAATCACTAAATATAACCTCTTCTTCTGCTCCTTCGTATTCAAGAGCTGTCACCCCTACAACTGCATAACCAACTCTAGCAAAGTCTACCGAGGTCTTAAATAGCCGTTCTTTCAGCTTGACTCGTTCAGTTACTGTTGGAATATGCGTATATACCATGTTCGCTGGTTTGATTGCGTTGATAAAAACAACAGACTCTCTGAAAAGTCCGCTCGTTTCTGCACCAGACTCAATCAGTAAGACCTGATTAGCGAAATCTACTGAAGCCTTGTACTTTCCTTTGCCGAAAAGGTCGTCCAATTTGCGAATTAAAAACCACCAAGAAAATGGTGGTCTCATATTGATCCGCAACAAGACACGTTCTCTTCTCCACTCCAACGTATCGGTTGGGTGGGCAACAATATCGTATACTTCTTCAAATTTCGTCAACGTAGGAACATCACAATACATAATGAACTGATTCTTGATAAACTGCTCTAACGAGATAGTTCCATCTTTAAATAGAGCATTTTCAACCTTAACCAGCTCTTTCATATCCTTGACGCCCTCATAGTAATTTGGAACGTATTCAGATAAGTTTACTTCTTTTGCCATTAAACAACCCTCACTGTTCCTTTATACGGCAATTGTTGTAATTGCCCTGTGAAAACAAGCGCTAGATCAGCTTCACGATTGTTCAATTTCATCTTATCAACGTTTGCGACGCCGTTAATAGTAAGTAACTTGGCCATTAACTGCGAGCGATAGATTTTCATGCTGTAGGTATTGACATCTGAGTATTGCGCCCAGTTCTTTCTCAAATCCAAGAAATACTGGTCTAGAGCCTTGTCTACCAGTTCTTTTACTTGATTTAGCTGATATCCTGTCATCAACTCAAGTTTAAACTCAATATCAATCGGGAAGCGTGTCGCAGTCGTAACCGTCACACGGTGATTGATAGGAGCAAGTCCAACTCCTTTTCCAGTATATTCAAGTGGATCCAGAACATTTTGCACCTTCTTAATTGTCTCAGTAGATGCCAAGTTTAAGTCGTTGTCTAAAATAACTACTTTAACCGTTCCTGAGCCATTCCAAACTGGATAAACCTGAACTGCACCAACTCCGTCAATTTCACGGACACGCTGAACGTACTCAATGAAATTACCGCCAAACGGCTTCTCATTGACGTAAATCAAGAAACGCTTCCGCAAGTCATCGTCAGTTTCTTCATCTTGACCGGATGTAACAATTTCTCCTAAGACTGCTGTAGCGAGGTTTCTGTAGTTCTCCAAGGGCAAGATATTGCCGTAATAGCGGTTACCGACAACGCCGCTTGTCTCACACTCTACTTCATACTTGCCTACTACATCTGTGGCACGAACAACCTTGTAGATGATTGCAGCTTCATCAAGAGTCGCAAAACGAGAGCCTAAAGCGATTTGTATACCTTCTTTTCTCTCGTTTTTAAACTCCGCAAAGCGTACCGCTTTTTTTGACGGATAACGATGTAGACCGAACTCTTCAACCTTGTAGTCTAGGTATTGGCCAATAGCAGTCTGTGGAAATGTATCTAGCAGTAGATTTTTTAACTGCAAATAAAAACCAGCTAACTCGTAACAAGCAGGCGCTAATGCGTCATAGATGATAGAACCTTCCCGTGTATCAATATTTTCATTGACACGAGAAAGAGCGTCATTCATCAGATAATCAAACGTATATTTTTCTAAGAAATCACCTATCATTAATCAGCGTCACCTCCTTTTCAACTTTAAATAAACCAGATATGGTATGGACTTCAAAGACACAAAGCAAGCTGTCCTTGGTTTGTTGCTCGATGAAGAAATTTTGGATACTTTTAATTCTTGTATCAACTAACAAGGCTTGAGAAATTGTTCTCTCAAGGTCAGCTTTTACAAAATCATAAGGCTTTCCAATCAAGCGCTCCAATTCTACTCCGTAGTTTGAAGAGTAGATAACCCACTCAAACCGTTCTGTAAGCAAAATCTTTTCAACTGCTTGCCTCATGGCTTCTAAGCCGTCAATATATCCGTGTATTCTGCCATTTTTCACTTGATAAGTGTAGGATGGCAAAACAACTTCTTCAATGTTTCGTATATCTACCATCTTCACTCCATCCTTTGTAAAACGTAGTATAATTGCCCATTCTGAGCTTTAATCATTAAGACTTTGTCTCCTGCTTCAAGATCACGAAAAACAATCCATCTCTTGTTGTCCCCTTCAGTATCTCCAGTGCGTAGTTCTTTAACCATCGGACTTAGAACTAAAAAAGACTCTGGGATTTCAAGTTTATTATTAACCTTGATTGTTAAAGGAGAAACAGACGTGACAGAACCAAAAACAATATCTGTTCTATCTGTCCCATCATCTACTCCTTGCGCCAAAAGGCGTGCTAATAACTCTCCTGCCATTATTCCAGCGTCCTCAATTCTAAATCCATTGTATGCACCTTGTCCCACTTATGGGTACATTTAGAGATAATACCAAGGCTGTTCTTCTTAATCCCTTCAGACTCTAAATCAGCAAAATCCAGTACAACACTGTTGCCTGCACTGATTCCAAGATGTCCTAAACAAGGAACTTTAAAGGTCTTTTTAGGATGATTCTTAGCTTTCAATAAGAGTTCAGCCTTTTGTTGAATCTGACTCTCATTCATCTTTTCATCCACTTTTTCGTGGTACTGCAACTTGCCCCAAAGAGCAACGTTTTTAGAGTCTTTCACAACGTAAACTTCACGCTTCTTACTCTGCTTGTTGTCTTTAGTCAGCTTCACATAGTTGAAACTGTCATCGATAGAACCTTCATAGTCAAAGTCTGTCGCCACGCTATCATCACCAATCACTAAGTCAGTAATCAGCGAATTTAAGGCTATATGCTCGACTGTGCCAAAGTTATCCCTGATGATGTACCACATACCACCATGAATCAATGTTAAGTCCAAAGCATTCTGGATCATCGCAAAATAAGTTTTCTTATCTTCGATTTTCTCAGGACACGTCCAGTTTCCTTCATCAACAACTTTGTACTCAAGTTCTGATATTTCGCAAATCTTACTGAAGATTTCATGACTTTTAGAGGCTTCAAACACGATTGTGTCAGTGTTTTTCAGGTACCTCATTCTGTCATAAGCAGTAACCGACCATTTCTTGGCTGATTTCCGCTTTTTCTTGAAAACTTTACCGTAAAAAATGCCCTTATCATCTACCTTAAAGCGAATAACATCCCCAAAGTTACAAGCAACCTGCGAGTCTATGATCATATCAAACTCAAGTTTTCCCGGCTGAAAATCAATACTGGTTTCCCATTTGACACCTCCGACCAACTCAGTGATATCAAAGACTTTACCGTCATTCACATCTTGAATCAGAAATTCCATCATAGGACTTGTACCGAATCAGCAGTAACCCAACCACGCCAACCACCATCCAACATGGTAACGTGATAAGGATGCGACCCTTTCATATTGATATAATTGACAAGCCTAGTTGCGTTTGACTCAGTTTGACCCGGCCCTTCTCCGTAGCTATCTCTATGCAGCTGCCCATTGACGAGCACCTTTGCACCGATAGTCACTTCTTTCTTGGTTGAGGGAGCTTGTTCTTTCTGAGGCTGACTAGCTTTCTTCTCTTCTGATACCTTCTTTTCGATTTTTACAAACCGAGCCTTGGCCATCTTGTACTCTTTGAAAGTGATGTCGTAATAAACATCCTCATGAATACCAGCTTTTCTTTGTTGCTCGAAACTCTCAACTGTCGCAAGCATATTGATACCCACGCCAGAGATAATCAAGCGACAAGGTTCTTTTCCGTCCATGATTTTCTTTAAGAGTCGAACATAGGTTTCAGGCGTTCCTGATTTATTCAGGACATAAGAGCGGAAAGTGTCTCTCGGGAAGAATGAAGTGAAAGTAACCTCAGATAGTTTAGGAAAACTCATCTGGGTTATTTCTCCTAGCGCAATACTCGTTGTTGACTCGTTATTGGCGCTATTCTTCGTTTTTAGCTCTTCTGGATTGACAGGAAGTTGTGTGACCTGACCTTTGTACTCTACAAAAATACCAATCGCCATTTCTTTCTACCTCCTACGCAATTCCTAGGTCGCTATCGACCAATCCGATAATCTTTTCTTCAATCTTGCCAACTAGATCATTGATATCTTGTTCAGTAGCGCTATTTTTAGACTCGTAATTGACACTAACTTGAGGTGTTAGAACTTGGTAATCAATGATGTACTTACGTTCTGCAACATCACGCATCATCTTGATATCTTCGTCTTTCAGCTTGAC